TATATATTTATACTACTCACTATTAAAAGAAGAGGAATATAAAGTTAATGTTCCAAAAATAAATCCGGAGAAAGAAAGAATAGCTAGAAGGGCTTTATACTTAGGTCTCTGGATAATTCCTATTCCATTTTTCAACGATTTAGTAAATTATTTGATAAAAAAATATAGTGCTTCTTGTATGACTAAATGTTTGTCCCAAAAGAGATATCCAAAAGAAGTTTGTTATAATAAATGCTCTTATCTATCAGCTAAATATGCTGTAGAGATTTTAGAAAAGAATCTTAAAGATTGTCATAAAGCAAAGAAGCCAGAAAAATGTAGAAAGAAAACATTTTCTTTGCTTAGAGATTGGAAACAGAGAGAGGTAGAAAGAAAAATAAAATTTGAGTCATCACTAAGAGCAGCTATTCAAAAAGCAAGAAGATTAAGTATAAAAAAGTAATGAGGGTAATTAATGACTATACAAAATTATGAACGTATTTATAGTTATATCCACGAGTACCAAAATTTAGTATATCAATATTATAGTAAACATGCTGTAGCGTTTTTAGTTACATATTATAATCTAAATGTTGATCAGACAATTTGGGAAGATGAAGATATTATGGGAGGTGCGTACGAACAAGTTGGAAATTTAAGTGGAGTAAAACGAAATAAAATTTTACTTCTTCCAATTTATTTTATTGAAGATATTACAACTCAATTTGATGGTCAAGAAACTGGTTATAATAAAGAAAGTGAAACCACATTTGTTTTTCCAAGTACATATAATTTTAAACCTTACCCGAATGACATTATAAAGTTAGAACAAGAATTTCTAAGACCTACTAATGACACATATCCATTATATATTGTATCTGGAGTGGAGATCCATCCAAATACAGATAAAAGATTTTGGAAAGTTAAATGTCAAGTATTTCAAAGTGAGACATTACAGTCAGTAGAAAATCAAACAGTAAATGTTTATTCATTTGTTGAGTATGATAAGACTATTCATACATTAGAGGATGCACAATTCATAAGCAGGTTATTATATAAAGAATCAATTCTTAAACCTATACTAAATGGTCTATTTGATGATCGAGTTGGATTCTATTATTCACCAAGAGATCCTGTAACTTGTATGGATCCAGTAACTTGTTAGGAGATAAATAATGACTGATTTATTATCAAGTCAAATCTATCTTTCGAGAGATAGTATTAGAGAACAAATAAGTACACTAGTTAAAGAGTACTTAGAATTAGAGAATGTCGATTTAACGAAATCTTCATTTCTTTCTTTTATGATTGATACTATATCTACTTTAACTGGTAACTTGTTATTCTATCAACTTTCAACATATAGAGAATTTTTCCTAACAAAAGCACAACTCCCAGAATCAATCCTAAATTTATCTGCCTTCCTTGGTTATAATACACAAGAAGCTACTGCTGCAGAAGTAAATGTTATAATAACTATTCCATTTGGTTTTGACGATGCTGACACGATTTTTACAATTCCAGAAGATTTTGTTTTTAAAGCAGGTGGTGAAATTGAATTTAAAACTTATTATTCTACTTCAATACGAGTTGTTAATAATGCAGTTGTTACAATTCAAGTTATAGAAGACAACAAAAGATATAATCTTCCTGTTGATTATACAACTGATAGTTTTAGTTTTGTGTTACCGCTAAGACAAATTAAAGAAGTTGTTCAAGAGTTTCAGATTGATAGTGATACTCAAGAGTACCAGTTCGTTACTTTAGATATACCAATTAATGGAGATGTTGCTGGTTTAGTAGTTCAAATTAAAGATCCGGGAGGAGCTGCTTATACAACATGGACTGAATTTCAAAGTTTATTTTTGATGAGTGCAACTGATAAAGGATATGTTTCAAGAAGAACAGATACTGGTCGTAGATTAACTTTTGGAAATGGGTTAATTGGTTTTCAACCAGCGCCTGGTTCTACTGTTCTTGTAACAGCTCAAGTTACCGATGGAGCTGATGGAAATGTTATTGCAGGATCTATTAGGGATGGCGACCGAATTTATGTCCAAACTTTAGCAGGTATAAATCAAGTTGTATCTTATGACGTAAATAATAGTTCTCCAGCTTTTGGTGGTGCAGATGAAGAATCTTTAGAAGAAGTAAGAAGTAACTCAATAGCTGCTCTAACCGCATTAAATAGACTTGTTACTGAAAGTGATTATAAGAATATTAATGTAATTGTACCAACTAGTCCAATCGCCCAAAATTCTTTACCAGTATTAAAGAGATCAGATCTTCAAGTAAATGAGATTGAATTATTCAGCGGAATTCTGTTTGGAACTTGTTCAACAGAAGTTGGTAATTTAGTTCCAACAAGAAATGCTGTGTTCGAAATTCCACCAAGTCAGTCTAGAATTGATAGAAATTCGTTAATTCAAATTGGAGATAATTGGTATTATACATTATTCGATATTACTGTTGATCTTAACAATACAGTTGGGTATTATGAATATGTCGTGTTAGAATTAGAGCTTCTTCCAGCTCTTGAAACGAGTTATACATCTACTTATGATATTTATGCAGATCTTCTTGAAATATCTCATGTTGGGGATCAAGGAATATTTAAGTTACATTATAAGTCCATTGAACCAGATGCTTCATCAGCTAAGTGTACAATGCAAAATCAAGCAAGTGGTTCTTCATTTACAATGACAAATGATTCAACAGGTGGATACTTTATTTATACTTTTGATCCATATACAGATATTCCTATTGGTGAGCAAACTTATGAGTTTATTCTAAAGGAACCAGGCGGAACTAATATTTGTAAGTATTCAAACAAAGTGATTTTTAGATCAGACTTAACCAATTATATGAGATCAAATATTCAAGACGACACTACTTCTATTATAGTATTTGATGTTCCAGTAGTTGAAAAAGAATATTATGATGGTATAAATAAGAAAGATTTTGAATTAGAAGTTTTACAAGCTCTTATTTCTTCAATGGATTTGACTGAGCATAAAATGCTAACAGATTTTACAAATATTAAATTTACAAATACAGATGGTATCCTATCTAATATGAATTTAAATGAGCCTACAATTGCACCGATTATTGATATTGTAGAAACTCTTCCAACAAGTTGTAATTTGAATGACAGATTTATTTATGCACCTTGTTGTGGTGATGACTCATATCAAGACAATATTATAAAATGTATAGATTCGACAAATGTGACTTTTATTTATGATGATCCTGTTGCTGACTCAATTGCTTATATTACTAACAAAGGAATTAATTATATTTATTCTGAAAGAGGTTGGATTCCATTACCAAATTATACAATGCCATTACAAATTGAAGTTGAGGTATTTAGAGAAACAACTTTTAGTCAAACTTTAACATCATTTCTTGATACTGTTAGACAAACCCTTCTTGAAGCATTTAGAGATAGGTTTGGAACAAACGCTACAATTTATAGATCTGAAATAATTGATGTAATACAAGGTATTGATGGTATCAGTCATTGTAGGTTGAGAAAACCTGAAACAAGTATTTTCTTTAATTTCGACTTAACGGATTTAACTGAAGATCAATTACTAAGATATGGACCAGAGTATATTTTCTTTAGAGAAGAAGATATTACAGTTAAGGTGAGATAAAATATGGAACAATTACTAAAAAAAGCTAAAATAAAAGATAGTCAAATTAAAAGTTTGGTATCTAAAATAGTAGCTCAGAATTTATCCTCACTAGCTGAGCCATGTTTTTATCCGAAATTAAAAAGATACTATTATGATTTTTTAAGATTGTGCGGGCTAGATGATAAGGATATTAAAGAGTTTGTAAAAAGAAGGTGGAAAGGAAGAAAAGAAGCCAAGTTCTCCATACATACAGATCGTCTATCTAATTTCTATGTTTTCCTTATTGAGTACTTTCTGAGAAAAAGAGATAAAATAACATATCAATATTTTATGATCTTTTATATTATTCGTCAGTATGCGAATCTTATGTTTAAACACTTTAAATATTGTAATGATGATACCTTCAAATATACTTTAGAAGTTCTTACAAAAACTCATCTATTTTCAAGAGAAAAGACAATTGCAAATGCTCTATATTATATGGCCAAAGAGATGATTAGAAAATGGACTAGAGGATTAAGAACTGGTGATTTAGACGCTATCTCATCTTTTATGCAAGAGAGTCGTCATCGAGTATCACAAAGTATTAAAAGTTTTTCTGCAACATATTATAAAGCCTCTGAAGAAGGATATGGTATTCAATCTGAAGAACTTCCTGGAGAAGATGACGAGAATGCATATCAACAAGTTTCTGGTGAAAAGGTAAATGTTCTAATTGATAATATTGTTAAAAAAATAGTTATTTATAGATATGTAGATCGAAAATCTCAAGAAGAGGCAAGAGCGTTAGTAAAAATCAACTCGTCTCTTGCTACACAAATTGTTAGTAAATTGAATAATACAAAATATTCTGATAATATAAGATTAATCTTAAAATTATTTACTCAAGATTTAAAGACTCCAAAATCATTATGTGGAAAAGAATATTATTTATTTGTTAGAAAATTGATGTCTTTGAAAAGAACGAAAATGAAGATATATTTTAAACAACAAGTAAATTTACTTCTGACTCAATTAATTGAGGAATTTAGATATGAGAAGAAGTATAATATGCTTACTTCACAAACACAATTCTTAATTAACCTATTCCTTGCTTATTATCTGACCCTTATAGTAAGAAATTCAGTTTGTTAAATTATACATTAACGTCAATAAAATCAGACGGACTATCTGCAATTAAATTATTTTCTCTTTCTCTGGTATTTATTGGAACTCTGGTTGTTTCAACTACGTCTGTTATTGTTAGGGGCTTTCTATAACTAGCTGCTCTACTTTTAGATTCTAAAATTCTTTGTTGCTCTGACACAACAACGACTGGTTCATCTTCTGTTAATACACCAGCAATTCGTCTTGCTCTAGTATTCATATTATTACGTTTTGTATATAATGAAGTATCGTTCTGTAACATTGATTCTAGGTAATTATTCAAAGTAGGTCTTCTTGCCTTAGTTACTCCTTCTTCCTCTGCAACAATTGTAGTATATAAACTACCAAAATCAATTCTTACATCAACTACACCCATTCGTTGTGTAAATCCAATCTGTTGTTGATCTCCACCTTTTATAACTGTAACATTTGTTATCATAGCAGGATCTAAAGTATAGATTCCTTTAGATTGGATTTTATGAAAAAATGGAAAGTAATATGATGTTCCATTATCTGTCCTTGGCATAGCTAAACATAAAATTACAGCAAGTGGACCAATAATATGATATCTAGTAGATTTTTGATTTCCTGGATTTGGATTATATAATCTTATAGTGGCTGTGTATGATGGAGTAAAACCACTATTTCTCCATATTT